GCTATCCAGCAGATGGAGGATTACCTCGTCAAGATTATGAAGCGGTATGCGGCCCCGAAGATTCTCTGGCAGATCGGAAACGCGGAAGCGCCGCCAAGCCCTGAAATGGTGCAGCAGTGGGCCGCCAACCTGAAGACGGTTCGCCCCGACGAAGACTGGGTCGCACCATACACTAGCAACGCCAAAACCATTGAAACAAACCTCACCGCCCGTTTCGAGGAATATGTCGGGCACATGCAGGCCCAAATCATCGCCGGCCTACAGAACCCGAACCTCATACTTTCCCTCCTTGTGCTTCGCGTAAGTGATGCGTCGGCGCGGGCGATGCAGGATGCTTGGAACCGGAAGATCCAAGCAATTCAAGACCAAATCAAGGAACTGTGGGAAGATCTAATCTTCAAACCCTTATGCGTCCAGGAAGGGATTGATGAGAGCCAAGCGCCGGAACTAGTCTGGGGCCAACCCGACGTAATCAGCACCGAACCCAGGACCCTCGTCGACCAGCTGACGCTTCTCTTGGACCCGAAGACCGTGGCCTTAACGCCGCAATCCCGCTTCGACTTCGAGAATTTACTTCGTGAGACATTGAAGCTTGAGCAACTGCCCAAATCTCTTGCACCGGTCGCGGCTGCGCAGGCCCAAGCCGCGTTAGGTACACCGCCCACACCGGATACCTCGAGTACATCGAAGATGCCGAATACCTCGCCTTCCGAGGGATCGGAAGGAACCGAAGCTGAGAATGTTGAGAATGAAGGCGGTAACGGTTCGATAGCTGAGAAAATACGCGAGATCGAGAGGGATGGTCGGAAACGGTGAAGCGACCCTCGCCCTGTGCCCTCCGACTTACATGGCGGCTGAGGTTGCAAATAATCAGTGGATGCGAGACATCCCAAGCCAGGACCGGGTTGTGAACCTTGCGAAAGCCAAGGAGCAATGGTTCAACCTCTACACTCTCCTAACCGAAGAATGCCCAGTCTACTTGGTTCCGCCTCAGCCAGGTTTACAGGACCAGGTGTACCTAGAGAACGCTGGTGCGGTGTTGCCGCATCTGGACAAGAAAGTATTCCTACTCTCCAACTTCAAAGCTGAAGGTCGCGATGGGGAACAGTTCCAGGCATATATGCTTCTCTCCCAAATGGGATTCACCGCTCAAGAGATGCCGTATTTCTTCGAGGGCGAAGCCGAACTCAGATGGCTAAGAGATAACATCTACCTAGGCGGATACGGCCAGCGAACCAGCAAGCAAGCCCTTGACTGGATCGCGGAGAAGTTCGACGCACACATAATTCCAATTGAAGAGAAAGACCCGTACCTCTATCATCTTGACTGTTCCATCCTGCCATTAGCTAAGGATCTCGTAATGGCTTACACGGCTGGGATCGCGCCGTCCGTCCTCAAGGAGCTCAAGGATGTTGCCACCGTTGTCCCCGTCACTAAGCGACTCGCATACGTCGGCGTGACGAACTCTGTTCGGGTTGGCTATACTCTCTTCAACGCCTCCTGCATCAGTGAACTCCCCTCCAAGCACCCCGCCTACCCATCCAGGAAAGACGAGGAAGCGAAGAACAAGTTCCTTGAAACCGTCTGCCGCAACTACGGTCTCGAACTAGTCTTCGTGAACCTCAGTGAGATGCTCAAGTCCGGCGCCCTACTCAGCTGCTGCGTCCTCCATCTCGGATACAACCAGGTGGACTTATGCAAACCGTGAGAGAATGGTTGGCAAGAGACGATGTTCGGCAAGTTCGTGACGCGTCTCTTTCAGAGGTTATGTCTGAGAAGTTCTTTCGTGAACCGATGCGGCCCCTTCACTACGACCCGGCCACGTTCTATTCGCCGGCTGATGGGTTTGTACTCTACTCCCTTATTGTCGCCGCGGATGAAAGAATTCTTGAAGTGAAAGGAAGAAGCCTTACCACACGAGAATTGTTACAAGATGAATCTTATTCGGCTAGGTCTCTCGTTGTGGGGGTTTTCATCACATTCTACGATGTCCACGTAAATCGTCTCCCCACTGACGGTTATGTACATTTCCGCCGGCCGCCGCAGCTTGGCGCCGAAACCATGGTCCCTGTTGAAGCGTCAATCCTCAAAGGCCAACAGGTGAATAGGAACGATCTCGGTTATGCGTTCACGAATGAACGAGTCATAACACGCGTCTACAACCCCCGTATGCGGCAATTCTATTATCTCGTGCAAATCGCGGACCGAGAGGTTGATACGATCTCACTTTTCGCCGAAGAGGGTGCTTACCTGAAACAGGGGCAACGGTTCGGCGCGATACGATACGGCAGTCAGGTTGATCTAATCTTGCCCGTCACGGGTAGTCACAAATTCGAGAGTCTGGTTGACGGTAAATCTCTCTACCATGTCGAAGCCGGCGTGGACCCGCTTGTTAGAGTGGAGGCAAACTCGTAGCCATGTCGCAACAGACCTGATCAGGAAGTGGCATGGTTGCCATCTGGTTGGACGCAGCAACAGTACGACGCTGCGTTCGAGAACCGTAAGGCTAGATCTTTGAGGCGCGGTTCCTCCGCCGATGATGCGCATCAGGAAGCCCAACACCATCTAGATATGGCTACACGGAGGGGACTGAAATCGCCCCAACTTTACACGCATTCACATTTGCATGGGCATGCTGCAGGTTCGTCGCTTGCCGGCGTAGTCCATAAGCATCCGCATTCGCATGTTCTAGGTGAACCTCATCCGGATCCAAGGTTTCATCATCATTCACACGGCCGGAATGTTGACGGGAAGCTTGCGGAATCGTTCAAGTGGCTGATGCCGTTCAAGCATGTGTTCGATGGTGTCAAGCATCTCATCAAAGGCGCCGCCATCACCGTCGGCCAAACCCTGAACAAGATCCCGTACACTCATGACGAATTACTTCGGTCCGCACGAACCCTCACGCAGAAACCTCTCTTGATAAACCATCTCGAAACGATCGAAGAAGTGCAACATTACATCGCCGACAAAGGCGACCTCATCCCACAACCCGTGAGAGCGGCGTTGCAAGGGATGATTGCCCGTGCTAGGACAGACGTTGGCCAAGTGATCGATTCGGAGTTTGAGGACAATGCCGTGGAATATGTTGGTCAAGTCACCGATCCCGCAACGCAAGCAGCACTGCCCCTAGTGAAGGGCGTTTCGATCGGCGCCATCCCGCGTACAATGGGTAACCCACCGAAAGGAATCATCTTCACAGACCTCAGTTTAATCTTCGAACCCGAAACGCCAGGCGATCCGGATGCGACGGCCCAGATCATGGAGAAGCTCCGTGAGATGCTCCGGCCGAGCAACCCTAACCCGACCGAGGTTCTCATCGAATTGCGGCGCCGAGTTCGAGAAGAGATGTTATCCCGCCTGAACCGCTTCGTTGCGAAAGCTCCGCTGGAATTAGCGCTTCAGTAATTCAAAGTCACACACCCGTAGGGTGTTTGACAAAACCGATACAGAGGTGAAGAAGGAATTTGAAGGACTTAACGGAGATGAGTTGGCAAGAACTAACGAAACTGCGTGAACAACTCAACACTGAACTAGGCGATGACGATGACGACCTTGATCCTGGCGACGATAATGATGAATGGATCGAGGCCGACCTGATCGACGCGCTAGCGGCGTTACATGAAATCGAGGAAACCGCGCCCGCTGTGAAGAAAGGCGCCCCAAAGAGCCCACCCAAGGGCTACCCCTCCGACAAATCGAAGTACGCTGACCCAACCAACTACAAGTACCCACTTGAGACCGAGGCTCACGTTCGCGCCGCGCTGTCATATTTCTCTAAGCCCGCGAATCGGAGTAAAGGAGGCTACTCACCTGAAGAACAGAAGTTCATGTGGAAACGCATCATCGCGGCCGCCAAGAAGTTTGGAATTGAACTTAGTGATGATGTGAAGAAACATGCTGAAGCGCTGGGAAACTCAAATTCTGACTGTGTGGAGGTGAAAGAAACGTTGAACGAGAAAGAGATCCTTGGGCTGATCGATAAGGCTGTGAAGGAGCAGATGAAGCCCACCGGCCAAGCTCCCAACACGATGGAATCCTACACTCCACAAGTCCGTGTCCCACCAGACATTGAGGCGATCAACACACAACTTGAGAACTTCAAGCAGATGCACGCGAAACATGAGGCCGCGAACAAGGACATGTCCGCGAAGCTCGACGCCCTCCAGAAACAGGTTAGCGCAATGAATGAGGCGTTCATGAAGATGCAGCAGGACGCGGAGGATGGGGGCGATGACGACGACGATGACAGCGACGATGATGATGGCGACGAGAGCGATAACGGCAATGGTAAGGCAACGGAGGCCAAAGCTGCTAAGGGAGCCAAGGGCGGTAAAGCCGCTCCAAGTAGCAAGGCAGCTCCAAGCGGCAAATCTGACAAAGACGATGAGGGTGCTCAAGACGAAGACGATGCTGACGATGACGACACCGACGACGATGACTCCGATGGGGATTCACAGGAGGAAAAGGTGCAACCACCGAAACATAACAAGAAAGTCAAAGAACAGTTTCAGAAGGCACAGGCTGAAGGTCTCGTAGCAACCAGCGACATGGCCAATGGGACCGGTGTTTCACCGCCAGGCTTCGCAGTTGAAGACCAAGATCAATCCCCTCGCAGTTTCGGCGATGTCATGAACCGAGCAACCAGGCTACGGAGGCGAACGATAGGTGGCAACTAAGAAAAGAGGAAAGAAAACAGCGGCTACGGATATGACTGAACTAGCTGGGGACCTCGATGAGGCTATGGCACTCACGCCCGTTCATTGCACCAGTTGTGGTTACTATGCGGGTAGCGGCTCCGCGGGTGACGCATGCCCAACCTGCAAACAACCCCTAGCCGTTGCTCCTCCCGGCTGAATGCGTGGAGGTGATTTTCGAATGGATAAGAATTTTCAGTGTGCCCTTTGTGGCCATTATTGGGAAAGAGCATCCACGCAACCCGACCAGTGCCCCGCTTGTGGATGCAAGATGATACGCGAAGTCCAGAAGGGGACTATGGATGCGGTGTCACCTGAATCCACGGCGCACCTCCGAAAACGCATGGAGAACTGCCCTAACTACGATCTTGACACACGCAGTGGGGCCGCAAGTTATCATAAACTTGAGCTGGACCGCGAAATCGACGTGAGTCGAGCTAATCCTAAGCTACCGCTCGACCGCACAGCCGTAATTGTTCGCGAACGTTGCAAACATTGCAAGATACTCTACAATCAAGCCAGCATACCGCTCTCCCGCCCGGATATTATGCACCGCATTGGCATCCTCTCCGAAGTGCAATCGAGGCTTGCAGGGTACAGCCCTGATGACGCATTCCCACAAGTTGCAGCAGGACGCCGAACTTGAAGAGTGAAAGATTACCCGTCAGGAAAGCGATAGCAATAAACGATGAACGCGGCAAGATCCACGACCTCTTCTCGCTAGTTGCACTAGTTCGCACCCAAGCCAAGAAACTCTTGCAAGGCTCAAGATTCCGCATCTTACCAACCATGATTTACGACGTGCATTTTCACACCTACATTTTCTTAGTCGAATACATGCCGAACCGGAACCATCCAAGCTTCGAAGATACAATGTCGAAGCTCAAGGGCACGTCCTCGCAGTCACCAATGTGATGGAGCAACCCGAGCTGTGAGTCGGGTTTTGGTCGTATCGCTCAATTTGGTCGGAGCATAAAAATGAGTGAATAAGGAACATTGACAGATTATGCCCCAGAATTTCTGCTGGGAGCATACGCTGGAGAAGGAAACACCACAACATTCCAACTGGGTTCTGGGACCGTTAACCCCGGCGACATGGTTAAACTCACATCCAGCGCAGCCAGCCAAGTGTCTACGGTTGCACCCGTAGCATCATCCGGCGACCCCGTGATTGGTGTTGTGCAACGAGTCTGGACTGCGATGGGCGTAAGCTGGGTATCCGTCGTCATGAAGGGTATCGTGAAGATGACGGCCGGCGCCGCGATCAGCGTCGGCGCTAAGGTGAAAGCCAGCACGCAAACGTTGGTCGTAGCGGCCGTTATTGGAACGGATCCGATCACCGCCATCTTTGGGACGGCACTACAGGCAGCTTCAGCCAACGGCGATTACATTCTCGTCGCTGTCGAGACGACCGCAGCCTAAGGAGACCCTAACATTGCCAACTCAAATCCACGATATTGTTGAAGCCTACGAGCACGCTTACGATCGCAACTGGGACCAAATGGATCCTCCAACCGCCAAGGAATTGGCGGTCTTCTGTCCCGAAGCTAAGTCTCCCGCTGAATCCGAGAAGAAGCTGAAAGAATACTCTCGGCTGAGAGAGGTTAACGTGTTCGGGCCGGGGTACGTTCCAGGCGACATGATCAACCGCGACCCCACCTATCAGTCGCTGAAGGAGCAGGTTCGGCCCAAGCTTAAGGAAATGACCTTGTCAGACCAAGCGTACGCGGTCGCCGAGATCAACCGGATAGTTTGGGAAGCTCTACAACCCAACTTGATCTTCCGTGAACTCGTGACGATTTGGCACACGAATAACCCAACCTATAGGTTCATTCGCGCCATATTGATTCCACGAGCTTACGACGTGGCCGAAGCCTCCGAGATCCCGATTGCAGGCGAGAAGTACGACTACGTCGACGTGACAATGCGTAAGATTGGTGTCCGCCCACAGATTTCACGTGAACTCGTGGAAGACGCAGTGTGGGACGTGGTTGCACGACAGCTTGCGGAGGGTGGCCGTGCCATGGCTCAGAAAGAGAATGAACTTGGCATAGCTATCCTCAACACCGCAGCCACTTCAGGGAACAACTATCAGGGCTACGGCCTCACACAGGCCGCAGGAACATCAGGAGTCCTTGCATACAACGACATTGTCAAGGCCATCGGCCAATTGCGTGGCCAGAACGCGTTTCCGGACACGTTGGTCGTGAACCCAGCTGAAGAAGCCTCGGTCCTCCAGGACTCGAACTTCATTAACGCCTTCTACTTCGGAGGCTTGATGAAGAAAGCCCTTGGGCCACAGGAGTTCTTCGGGCAAATGTTGGGCTTCAGGACGCTGACATCCACACTGCAACCGGCCGGAACATCGCTGCTTCTGGACACGGCGCGCGCATGCGGCTTCGTGATCAGACGCGACGTCACCGTCGAACACCTCATCGACCCCATCAAGGACCTCTCCGGCGCAGCCTTCACCAGCAGAATCAACCTAGGCGTACTACGATACTTGGCAATCTGCGCAGTCACATCTGATTGACAGTGACTAGGGCGTTCTAGTCCGCATTCTTTCCTACCCGCTTTTTAGGGTTCAATCTTACCTGCGTCAGTTGTAGACGGAAACGGGTCCTCCGCGGAGTGTCTTCTGTTGGTCCACTTCGAAACCAACCGAGAGCGCTTTGCATGGATTGCAGCGACATCTATTCAAGAAGGCTGCGACCTGTTTGTCACCACGGATGAAAAACATCTCTTGAGAACGGTCTGTAGAGAGGCGTTCGAGAAACACATCAAGATCATTAATCCCATTCAATCTTTGGAATTATGACGAAGAGAGAAGCTCTGAATTGTACCCAGGATACTTGTCCCCCAAGCCGTACTGGGCTTTAAGCACGTTGATGACTTTGTTCGCTTCTTCGACTGTGGCCATCCGTTGCCCGTCACGGCAAGAGCATGTACCTTTTGCCCTGTCTGTCATTGGAGCGGTTGCGACTAGGTTTGCATCGAGTGGCTTGCTGATTCAGAACACAAGTCGAAATCGTGTGTAGAAAACTATCAGAGGGCTCGATCGGTGCGTTCTCATTATTTCAGTGATTCATGAGGAGGTTTTACAGCATACGTGTTAATCTCGCTGTGCCAGAATGACCGAATTGACATGTATGGCATAGGGAATAGTTATCCGTCATTTTGGATGCCTCGTAATTTTGATTAAATGGTGGTGA